CCTCATCCGTCCCGACCGGTCCCAGGTTCACCTTTCCCTCCTCCACCATTCTCCCGAACTCAATCCACATCTCCGCCGCCCGATTCACAAACTGATCATCCCGGATGGCCCGCTCCCCGAAGTTCACCCGCCTCACATCCCAACCCTCCGCCCGGAGCGCATCGCACATCACCACCCCCATGCCACCCACATCCGCGTAGATGTCCTCGGCCTTCAGCTTCCATTTGCGGAACTCACTGATGAACCGCCCCACACTGGCCATCGTGTCCTTGTCCCGCCAGCGGATCAGACCCTTCACCGTGTTCCCATGGCGCACCACCATCACGCTCTCGTCGCCGCCGGCTGAGAAATCGCAACCCGCGGTCAACCGGTGCCCCTCCGTATCCTCCTTGGGTGGGCCACTCACCACCTTCTGCCAGTCAGCCGTCTTCACCGCGGTCAGGCTCCCGTCATCCTCCATGAACTCCGCGTAGATCATCGAGCGCACCAATGGATGACCCTCGCCCCAGCGGGCCATCTGCTCATCAATCCACTCCTTCCGGATATGCGGACAGTCGTAAGCGGTAACGGTAAAGGTCTGCCACTTGCCATCATTCCGTCGGAATACATCGTAGAAGTAGCCGGAGCTGCCACCAGGACTGCTCATCAGCAGAGTCCGCGTAGGCTGGCACCGCTCCATCGACTGGAAGATCCCGTCCGGTACCGCCTTCGCCTCGTCCACAATGTACATCAAGTCATTGCTCGGACCCTGCACATGCCAGCCCTCCGCCTTCTCCGGGTTGCTCGCCGAAAACCCAATACACCGGCTGATCAGCTCCTGGCCGTCCACTTTCTTCGGGTACACATACCGAATCTCACCATCCTTGATCGAGAATCCATTCTCCTCCCCTCCCAACCCATTGATCATCTTCCGCAGATGAGGCCACAACGCGTCGGCCACCTGTCGGTACACACCAGCGGTACACACCACCAAGCTCCCCGGCCAGCGGAGCATGTGCCATACCACCGCACTCGCCGCCACCATGCTCGTCTTGCCAGAGCCGTTCGCAGCCTTCAGAGCCACCTTCGAGTGCTTCTCGTTCAACGCACCCAGCACCGCCTCCTGCCACGCGTAGGTTTCACGTAGGCCAAGCATCATCTTGGGGAAGTTCTTAAGCTGCTGAGCCTCCTCCAATAGCTTGCGCTGCTTCCACGCAGGGATGTGAGAACCCATGCCGAGTGAAGGGGATTTCTTGCGCTTAATTTGCTTGACGGGCATAAAATTTGGTTTGGGACGGGGAGGGGGTATATAGGTAACACCCACCCCCCTCTTGGGGGTCCTGGTACCCCGTGGTCCTATGCATTGAACTGCCATCCATTGGTTCCTGATCCATTGGACTCGGATGCATAGAAGTCCTATTTCCCTCCTCCGAACGCTCCGAGTAGGGCTCCGGATACCGATAACTCCTTCCCTCCTTTACCGGTGTGTTCCAATTGAGCTCGGGCTACGTAGCCACGGGTTCTTTCCAGTAACCATGCGGAGCCTTGCCAACCTGGGCCGCAGTTAGACACCACACGAGTCAGTTCTAGTTCCCCGATGGAACGGACCCTTTCTAGTTCGGCGGCAAAGTCGGGATTCCTTGTGAGGAACTGCGACCACGTACCCGATGAGTTAGTCGGGAACCCTGCGAGAACTGCGACCCGTTCCATCGGCATCCCGAGTCGGGCTGCTTCAAGTGCCATTTTTTTGTTCTCTTCGGAAACGGATTTTAGAGGCCTTCCCGTTTTCCTTTTCTCCACAACCTGAACCGCTCTTTCCGTCGGTTCTCCTTCCTTGTTCCCCTTCTTGGCCATGCCCCCTTCCTAGCCTGTTGGAAGCAACTCGCCACAAAAAACCAGCAACTCGCCCCTTTTTTGTGGGCGAAAGTTGACCAGTGTCTTAAATAGTCGGCTCCAATGAAAAACGCAGCAACGACCGCAACGACAGCAACCACCACCGAGAAGCCCTTCGCTTCCTTCACCAATGTAGGATGGGTCCGACCCGGAACATTCGTTCCGATTGCAACCATCAGCCCGACGCCCGACTGGGTTCCGGGAGTGACGGACTCCCATCACGGAAATCATGAAATCCTTTCGGGCACCGAGAAAGATTGCTGGTGTATGGTTTTCGTTCGCTTTGGTGCGGGCGACGGCCTGCCTCCCGGCGATTGGCTGATTTACTACCGGTATGATGATGATGATGGAACTCATGATCACCAACTCTGCGTTGCAGCCCGCATCACCCCGCAGTGACCGGATCCGGTGACTTCCGCTGGGAGTCATCTGGTCTGGTCATTGTGGCCAGTGTTTCAAATCATGAAATCCAAACTCCTCCGCGCTCTAGGATTCCTAGCGCTTCACCTCCTCCTCCTCCCGGTCATCTGGCTTCTTGCTGACGCTTTGATCGGAGGTGCCCAATGAACGGATTCATCCTTCATGAAGATCGCGATCGCGTGATCATCGCGACGGGCTTCGAGACCCCAAGCGACAACCGGAAGACGGGCGACATGATCCAAGTGTGGATCCTAGTGAAATCTGTTTCCCCCACCGAAGCGATCAAATCGGGCTTGGACCGTTTGATTTGTGGCAATTGCGTCCATCGCGGGCACGAAGAAAACGGTCGCTTCGGTGTGGAAAGGACATGCTACGTAAATCCCGGCCAAGCTCCCCAAGGGATTTGGAAAGCGTGGAAAGCGGGCCGATACTCTCCCTTGCGTAGTCTCGAGTGTTTCGCAGGCCGGAAAGTCCGTTTCGGAGCCTACGGGGACCCCACACATTTGCCCCTTCCCCTTGCGCTCGCGATCGCCGGCGTTTCTTCCGGATGGACAGGCTATACTCACCAATGGAGAAAACCCTCTTTGCAGGCTTGGCGTTCCCTTCTAATGGCTTCCGTTGATTCCATCGCTGAACTTGTGATCGCCCGTTCCCTTGGCTGGAGTACTTTCCGCGTCGGCTCCGAAGCTTCGGTAGGCGAGTCGCTTTGCGCCTCCGAGCGTGTCGGTGCCGCTTGCGCCGACTGCCTCCTTTGCGCCGGGGCTCGGGGTGGTCTCGAGTCTGTCCACATTCCGCCCCACGGGACCGGTGCCCGCCATTTCGTGGACATGCCTGCTTTGATCGCTTGAATTTCCCGGTGAGCCCATGCGCAAGCGTGGGTTCCACGGGCAATTGATGCCCTTCAAACTATGCAATCCATTCAAACTAAATACCTACCCGCAACAACCCATCGAGGGTCCCGAATCAAAGCAATCTGCGAAAGGGGAACCCTGACTCTGCCCTATCGTTACGACATGGACGGGTACGACTGCCATCGAGAAGCAGCCCGCCAGTTGTTCGACAAGTTGTTTTCCAAAGACTTCGGCGGGCCGGTTGTTTTCGCGACCGGTTGTCTCCCGGATGGAACCTATGCCCATGTTCTCCTTTGAACCCATGAAATTCCTTTCCCCCCCTATCAATTCGCTCGAAGCGGTTTTCCCCGGAAAGGGAAAGCGGGCGAAGGAGATTCTCCGGATGAGCCGGCGTGAGCTCGAGCAATTGCCCGCGGGCGCTGCACGGGTTCGGGAATGCTGCAACCCGCCGTCAACCCGGGACCTCCGGATGGAATGCCTGAACGAATTGCTCGAGACCCATGGGGTTGAGGCTTTCGAGACCGAAAAGGGTTGGTGCTATTACCTGAACGTCGGCGACCCATACGTCACGACGGTCTTGAAGTTCAACGGGCACTATCGTCTCTGCTGTTGGGGAGACATTGCCGAAAGGTACGCAGTATGAGCGATCTTTTTCGCGCCCTTGGCTATCTTCTCCTTGGCGCTTTCTTCGTTGCCCTGATGGTCCTCTCCGCCCTTGCGGGCAACGGCTGAGAAGTCGGCCACTCTCCCTTTCGCCCCCGTATGGTTCGCCCTGCGGGGCTTTTCTTTGCCCTGATCCTGTCTCCACTCGCCCCGCTATTCCGGAGCCCGCAGCGCCCCGATTGCGCCCCGTCTCGCCCCCTTCCTTCCTTCCTTGCCAGTCAACCCGACCCCCGGAGCCAGGTTTCGCCCCCCAGGACATCCAATGTACAACCAGGTTAGACACGCCATGTCCTACCCCTCCACCCTCGCGCCAGGATCTCCCGCACCCCCATACCCCATACAGAATTCGGAATTCGGAATCTTGAAATCCGGAATCCGCGGAGCCCCGAGCATGGAGCATGGAGCGGTAGAAGTGATTTATTCCATCTCCCACACTTTCCCACTTGACGACTGAGCATGGAGCGGTAGGGTGCCCTTCGACATGAAACTCAACGAGATCAAAGAGGCGGTGCTGGCCGGCAAGGTGGTGCATTGGAAGAACGGTGCGTATCGGGTGATCTTCGATCCGACTCGTGGCAGTGTGATTGCCGGGTTCCTGATCGAGTGCGTCCTGAACGGGGACTGCATCGGTCTGACGTGGACCAATGGAGTGACCATGAACGGGGATGAGAAGGACTTCTTCGTGGCCGCCGAGGGGGTGGCTCTGTGAAGCCGCGGATCCTTGTGGCCTGCGAGTACAGCGGGCGGGTTCGCGATGAGTTCGCTGCTCGCGGCTGGGATGCGTGGTCCTGCGACCTCCTTGAGCCCAGCGATACAGTGGGCCAACACTACCGTGGTGATGTGCGTGATCTGCTGACCCAGCAGTGGGACATGATGATCGCGTTCCCGCCCTGCACCTACCTCTGTTCCAGCGGCATGCACTGGACGACCCGCGGTCTCCGCGACCCCAAGCTGACCGAGGAGGCGCTTGCATTTGTCCATCTGTTACTAAATAGCGGGATCCCCCGTATAGCGATAGAGAACCCAGTGGGCGCTATCAACACTCGTATCTGCAAACCATCCCAGATTATACAGCCATGGCAGTTTGGTGATGACGCGAGCAAGCGCACTTGTCTGTGGCTCAAGAATCTTCCGCCGCTGGTTCCCACCGACATCCTGCCGCTACCGCCATCCGGTAGGTGGGCCAATCAGACCCCCAGCGGCCAGAACAAGCTCGGTCCCAGTCCGACCCGCTGGAAGGAGCGATCCAAGACCTATCCCGGCATCGCCCGCGCCATGGCCGAGCAATGGGGTTACGCGCCCCACACACCACCCAAAGCCTCCGACGCCTCCTAGACCCCTTTCCGCTCCAGCGCTGGGCATCCACATCCATCCATCGGACCCGATACTTCGCAATCAGTGGAGGGTCATTGAAAAACCGCCGCTGAGCGCGGGGGGCCGGCACGAGCCCCCACGCAGCGTCTCAGCGTTGCGGTTTTTAACTCCCTAGAAGAGGGAGTGACAAGACTCCCTCTAGGGAGGTAGCAGTGGCTATGGGAACTTCTTGGTATGCTCTGCAAAATGAACATTCCTTTGCATTGACATGTTGCCGTGCATGACGCATTCTGGTCTTGCTATGAGTTACCTAGACAATGGTTCAACCCTTCGGTCGATGTTCCGACTGATGCCACCGCAACGACACGATGCTGATCCGGATCGATCCGAGGTTCTGGCCTACATTCGTGAGAATCTGAGATGTGAGCTTGGCCGTGCGATACGTGCGTTCAACTCTATGAGGAACAAGAAGTCCCAGGTGATTGTATATGACATGGTTCATAGGCAGTGGCGTGGGTGTGACTGGGTTCCGCCTGAGGATGAGGACAGGGTTTCGTTGCTCCTGAGAACCATCAATGAGCTGAAGCGTGACGTTGCGTATCTGAAGACTTCGGTGAAGAAGCACGAGAGGTTGTTTGGCCAACTGGAGCGTAAGCGATCGCGCAAGCGCGAGGAGGAGGAGCCTGAATCCGAGGTTGAGGTTCAGGAAGAGAAAAGCTCCCTGGATGTGGATCCTAAGGAGCTCGAGCGTAAGAAGAGGGAAGAGGAAGATGCGGCTTACGATAAGTCTTCCAAGGAGTTTTGGGGTGCTATCCTCGCCGAAATGAACGACGAGCCGGTGGCTTCGGCTGCTTCAACTCGGCCCCGGTCATCACCATCGGATTCCACTGCTCCCACACAATCCCACTTGGAGAATGCTGAAGATGTAGTGAGTTAGCATCCAGCCTTGATCCGCGCTTGCAGAAGGCCAGTTGGAACCGTCGAGGCTTCGACTGGCCTACTTCTACCAAGACGGCGATCTCCCGAGCCCAGTTGGCGAGTTCGCTGGATCCGAACCCGGAGTGGGCGAGTTCCATGGTGGTCATGGGTTCGCCGTCCTTCCGCTGGGCTTTGCTGATGTGGTGCATCCAGATCCAAGCGACCTTGGTCTGGTGGAGGATGGGCTGGAGTTTGTTCCTCAAGAACACGCTGACCTCGCCCTGGTCGCTGAGGTCGCCCCCGAAGTAGGAGAAGAGCGGGTCACCGATGATGACATCGAGCTTCGATCGGGTGATGAATCTCTTCGCGTAGGCCAGGAATGCGTCACCGGTGCGGACGGCCTCGGTGCGGAAGTGCAGGTTCTCTTGGAGGATGCGGATGTCGGGCGTGTGCATGTTCAGCCCCTTGATGACGCCCTTGAATGCTTCGGCGAGGTCGCCCTTGTCGTTCTCGGCTTGGACGATACCGATGCGGAGTGGTCGTACAGGTGCAACACCGAAGAAGTCCCTGCCCATGGCCCACTGGATGACGATCTGCATCATCAGGGATGACTTCCCGATGCCGGTGCCACCGGAGATGATCATGGAGGAGCCGCGTGTGAGCCACCGTTTGCCGATGAGGTTATCCGGATCCTTGTCCGGGTCGAAGTTGATGAGGTCTTTGACCGTGACGACGGTGGCCTTGTCATCATCGGTCTCCCGATCGGTGAGCCAATCTTCCCATGATCGAGCGCCGAGGTTGATGTCCAACAGCTTCTGCTTCTCTTCGCCCCGCCAGGAGCCGGGTAGCCGGGAGAAGCGCGATGGGTTCTTGTTCTTGGGATCGACATCGGGGATTGCCGAGTAGATGAGGTCCCTGCGGGCGTCCCATTCCTTGCGGTTGGGGGCATCGACACGGACCCATGCATGGATGGACTTGCCACCGGAGTCGATGAGGACGCTGATGGGGAGGCCCGAGGAGCGGAGGAGCTGTTCCTGCTCGGCCTTGGGTTTGGAATCGAACTCCACCAGGACATGGCGGTACGCGCTGACATCGTTGTCGGAGCCGCTGTAGAGGTTGGGCTTGAACGGGTTGATGCGTACGAAGACGCCATCGGTTCGGTCGCTGCGGAACAGGATGGACTCGGGATCATCGAAGCGAGCGATCCAGTCCTCGAGGGGAAGGAAGGAGCCGGCACTGATTGGCCTACCATCCTCGACCTGCTCGCAGATGCAGACCACCTCGGTGGCCGCGAAGGCGGATGTGAGGAAACGCTTGAACTCCGATGCGTCGTGCGAGGCCGGTATGGGGGCTGCGGGCGGGTTTGATGGCGCGGACGGCTCCACGGACCCCTCTGGCACCCGCGGAGGCTCCACAGGCTTTGGCCTACTGAACCGCACCCGTGTCAGATCCAATGGCTCAGCGGGGCTGCTTGCCGAGGAATTGGCGAGGTGCCCGCGGGGCTTGGAGTGGGACTTCTCATTGGCCTGTCGGATCTTGTGGAGGAGTTCGCGGTCCTGCCAAGGTGGCTGGCATGAACGGTTCCAATCGGACAGGAGTGTGAATGCGTCTGTGTCTGACAGGCCGAAGCCGTGGACGAGGCCAACGGCGGCGGTGTAGGTTTGTGAGTGCCCTCCGGATCCGGAGATGGCTGGCGGTACCTTGGCGAGCCAAAGCGCCGCTCGTTCGAGGAGCGTTGTCATGTCGTTGATTTGTTGCTGGACTACGGACTGGTATCGAACGCGGACGAATCGTCTTGTTCGAGTGGCGGGCTATCCTTGGTGATCCATGTGTGGTAGGCTCGAGTCTTCTTTGGGTAGGAGATCCACCCTTTCTTAATTCCGTATTCGATGAGGCGAGGGGCGTCCTCGATGAGCTTTCGGTTGATGTCGCTCATGGTGGTGCGTTCCTCTGCGGTCAATGGGGCTGGCTTCTTGTTGGTTTCAAGGCGGCATTCGTACCATGGCTGCTCGTGTCTTGGGGTCTTCATGTGGGGAGGATGCGAGCCAGGATACAATTGCAGTAGGTACCCTTGGTTTTGGAGTTACATCGAGGGTGATGCACAGGATTGGAGATGACGTGTGCAGTGAGGTCGCTCGTGAGCTTGACCATGTCAGTGAGACGACTTGCTGCTTCGAGGCAGAGGGCTTGCGCGACTCCATCTGGTGATTCGATTTGGGAGCTGACGATCTTGAGTGCCGTTACGATGTCGTGTGTTGAGGACTGGTTCATGTTATTTCTGTTTGTGGATTATGATGCCGTTGCCCTTGGCGTCGGTGAGTTCGACTGATCGGACGTCTTCGAGGCGGGCCAAGGTCTTGATCATCTCGATGGGATCATGGGCTTGAGCGACGCAGGTGAGATGGATGTCTCCGTCGCCGTGGATCACTTTGAGGTCTTGCTTGGTACGATCCCTTGTAATGCGGATGGTCCGCCCCTCCGAGAGGCGGACCACCTTGATTGATTCAACGAGTGGGTATTGGTGACGGTTGCTCATGTTTGAAGGCCGCAGTGAGGACACTTCTTCCCGCTGAATGATTCAAGCGGTTTGACTTCGAGCCATTGGCATAGGTCGGTGTAGGACTTGCGACCGAAGTTGTCCCACTTGAAAGGAGCGATCTCCCTAGATAGAACCGCGTTGCGAGCGGCCTCCTTGGATTTCAATTCGAGGAAGTCCATCAGCTTAGCGTTACGAACGCTGAGTCCATAGGTCCACTTGGCCCGCTCGATATCGCGCTGCTGACCGGCTTTGATGATCTGATAGACCCGCTGCTTGGACATCTTGAAGTGTTCACCGATGAGACGATAGGTAAGCCCTTCTGATCGCAGCTTGTTAACTTGATCGATTGAATCGCTGAGTTTCATGTATATTCGCTTCTTGTCCTTCTTCTTCTTACTAACTGCCACTACCTCAAAGGTGTTTGTATTGCTCGGTACCT